CTTCCATTTTAGCAACCAGGTTCGCAATGGCGAAGGCTTCGATCTCACAAAGAGCGACTGTGCGCAGAGTTGGGAGGACTCGCTTGAGTCCAAGTTCAATGCCGCCGTATCCGGCACAAAGGCCGACGTGTGTAGTTGTTTTGGTAGTATCCACATTTAGTACCGGTAGGTCTACCCGTCCCGGCGGAGGTCCGTCCAGAAAAAAGGAGGGGGTACCCCTTTGGGGTGATGGGGGCTTCAGGGTGTGGGGCACCCCCGGCGCGACTGTGGAGGGACCTCGACTTCATTTGTTTTGGCGGCGCGCCTGGGGGTGACGCGGGCGTGCGCGCGCGTAAATGTGTGCGCGCGTGCGTGTTACGCGCGCGTATAGTTAGTCAAACCCACTCCATATGACACCGATAGTATTGGCTTATGTGGAAGTGCCTGGCTCTGTGCTACTTACAATAGGCGCTTGCACAGCCTCGGCTTGCACCTCAATCACCTGCCCTGATTGCGCCATCAGCCCTTGACGCTGTGCATCAGCGAGAGCCCGGGCCGTCCTGGCCTCGAGCTGGGCGTCGGTCAACTCAGTCAGCGCCGCCAGCAATGGCGAGCCGTCGGCGTTGGCGAGCTTAGTTGGCAACAACTTGCTGAGCAGTGCGCAAAACGTGCGTGGATCGGTACGTCCGACGTGCTCGAGATAGGACGCGCCGCCTAACTTTTCAAAGGCCCGCTCTACCGCCTCCTTGACCGATACAGTCAATGCGTTGGGCTTTCCTAGTCGGCTTCCGCCTGTGAGATTTCGCAGCGATTGTTCAGCTACTGGCATAATCGACAGCTTGCCAGCATTTCGCTGATTTTTCCTCAAAAATCTTTCATGCGTAAATACCACGCACTCAACTCGCTCCACACTGTACGCAAAAAAAGCGCACAAATATATTGCACGCTACGCTGATCCCGCGTAGTTTTGCGCCATGGAAACAAAAGATCTCTCCAATATGACATTCGCCGAAGAACGCGCCTTCAATCAAGATATTCTTGATAAGGCACTTACGTGGTCCGAAGGACATCCAATGAAGGCGATGCTCATCGCATCCGCTACCGAAGCGATTGCACGCGTCAACCGGCAGGAAGCGAACGCTTTACGCATCAAGCGCAACCAAGAATCGGACCGCGCTTTCGCCGCCCTCCCTTGGTACAAGAAGCTTTTCCGCTCAGCCTAACCCCAACCCCAACCCAACCCAACCCAAACAAAATGAACACACTACTCAAATCCTATGACGTCATGGTACGTCTCCCCATGACCGCCGCCGCGCGCAATGCAGGCGCAACTGGCCGGACCCATTGGTGGGCCTATGCTGGCCGCATCAACGCTAGGTCTAAACGTCACGCCTGCGCATTGATGCGCAAGGGCGAGTGGGCTTATGCAGAAAAGCTCCGCGCATTTTCCCGCTAACCTTCCCCACCCCCAACACCCACAAAAAATGTACATCCTCCACGAATCCAGCGACTTAGTCTGCATCGCGACTGTCGCATCCGATAACATCAAAACCGGCCCCATGATCCAGCTTTGGATCATGGCCCGCAACGTGCACCCCGTAGAGTCCCGCCGTACCGGTCACGATGCTACTCTCCAGTGCCAAGGATGCCCTCATGCCTCTAATCAAGGCTGCTACGTTTCCCCTTTGGCTTTGATGGCGATTTATCGCACATATAAATCTAACGGGTACACCCATTTACATATGGGATCACCCGAATGGGCCGCATTCTTCGACGGCGCTTCCGTTCGGTTTGGCGCCTATGGCAATCCATCCATGATCCCTTTGGAAATGGTGTCGGATATCGTGGACCGTTGCTATTCTCACACTGGGTATATGCACGACTGGCACCTAATGCCGATAGACTTAGCTAAGGCATACGGGCGCTTTTTCATGGCAAGCACAGAGCCCAGCAATGTAGCCTATGCGCAAAACCTTGGCTTGCGGACTTTTACGGTCGTACCGGAAGCACCTGAAGATAAGCGCCTTGGGATTGAATGCCTTGCTGACAAAGCCGGAATCCAATGCATTGACTGTGGCCTCTGCGATGGCAATTCCCGTTCTGCTTCCCGGTCTCTCCCGCTCCCTTCCGTTTGGATCAAAGCACACGGATACCAAACCGAAAAAGCAATCGCGAACCTTTAACCCATACAAAATGAAAGACATCCTAGTTTCACTTTTCGTCATCTTCAGCCCCTTGGCCGCATGCTGCGCTGTGTTCCACCGCACCGTCCGCGCCGAGCTCCGCAACCTGGGAGGAAAACGCTAATGCAAACTCGTCTCAACCTTTCTAGATCGGGCTCAACTTGGTTCGTCCTTCTCCCTTACTGGCCCTATTCGTACCGATTCCTTTCGGCGGCCCGGGCCCGATTATGGGCGAAAAAAGAAGGCATTAGCCTCACCAGGGCAAAGCATGACGACCGAGTCTAAAGGCTAAGGTCAGCACATCCAAGCGCACCGCCGAACAAGGGCGTCCTCCTCACGGGGGACGCCCCTTTTCGTTGTCACCTTGTCCCCGGTTCGTCCCTAAAGCGTCCCCAAAGGACACCCAAAAAGCCCCCACACCCAAGCCCCACAAACGCCCATTAAAAGCCCTGCCCCCTCAATCCGCCATCACCCCACTCCCGTGTCTACATCGCCACCCTTAAGGCGCCTTCAAGGCTCAAGAACCGCACCTTCCAAGCAGGCCAGACGCCCCCAAAGACGGGCCAGACCGCCTCCAAAACGCCCCAAAACGCCCCATTTCCGAAGCCAAAATCCCAAAAACCAAAATCGCCAAAACCATTTCTCAAATGTCATTTTACCCGGCAAAATCCGCTAAAGTCCTGGCTACCGCGATCCGATTCCTAAAAACCGGAATTGGTCAGACCATTTCTCAAATGTCAATTCAGTCAAACAAACCCAAATCCAACCATGAGCACCTCGCACTACTCCCGCAGCTACACCGACCTCACCTCACCGTCCCGCACCGACGAGTACCCAGAGCCCTGGGCTGACCGCCGGCCGAGACCCTCGATCCAGCACTCCCGGCCGGAAGCCACTGACGTTGGTGCTGAGACAATCCGGTTGCCGTTGCCAGCCGAGCGGCCAAAGCCGGCACTCAAGACCACCTGGTTGTTCCTGACCGGCATCCTGCTGCTTGTGTCCGACGGCTGTGGCCTGGTGTACTTCTGTGACTCCTTTTGGGAGTCGGTAGTCTTCTGCATCCTGACGATGCCGACCTGCGGCTTTGTGCTGTGGTGCGCCTGGGAGATCTACTCGCTCAACGACAACGAGGACTGGACGCACTAGTCTTTCCACTCGGCTGCTGCTTTTTCCTCGATCGCGACAAACCGCAGTTTAATCCATTCTGGAGCGTTTTCGGCGGCGGATACCCCTGCGGACGCGTCCAACCCCTCCCACGGGGCTCCTGAAGCGTCTACGGACACCTCGACGATGGCACCTTCACCTCCCGGCCGGCACCAGTACTTGCGGATCATACCGGTGGACACCCGGCAGTCGTCTCCGCCGAAGAGTCCCACCTTGGTGCACTCGTCCAAGATCAGCTTATCCAAGTTGTCCCGGTCGGGCTTCATCGTGTGCGGTTGACCCCAGCGGTCGCCAACCTTCGTCGGGAAGAAGAACGTCACGTCCACCCGGAGTGCTGTCGCCTTCGTCACCAACCCCACGGCAATCGCGCACAATGCCTCGCTCGCAGCCCTTCGGACTGCTCCCTGCCACATCGATACCGCGGGCTTAATATTTGAGATTACGCGGTTCCCTACGAACCGCGGACGCGGCTGGCTCTTCGGTTCACCTCGCACCACCAGCCTCACCAGCACTTGGCCGGTGCCTGCACTGCATTCTGCACTAAGTGTTACCTGCTCTTTCTTCATACTTGATATTTAAGTGTACGTACTTTTTTGCAAACTTTGAGCACCGCCGCAACTTAAGGAAGTAAGCGAAGCATTCCACGGTCCTCGTACGGACACCTAGCGTAAGCGTTAAAGGTGTCCGAGTATACGAGGATACGGGGAATTAGGGGACTATCCCTATTACCCTTATATAGTCCTCGTGTCCTCAAATGACGTAAAGCTACCATTTTCAACAACTTAACCCCGTCCTCGAGCACCCCCAAAAACAGCAAAAAAGGACACGCGTTCATTCTACGTACTTTTGCGTGTCCTTTTTGCTGTCCCCTGAGGACACTGCTATGCCATTTACTCTGTTGGCACAGCGTGTCCTCGTGTCCTAATTGTGTCCTCGGCATCGTCAGCGGCAGCCAATATGCTGCTTTTTCCCATACCCTCGGGGACACGGCTAAATTGCGCTTTCCATGCGTTACTTTTGGCGGCCAAAACCACCTCACCAGCGTCCGCGTCAAAGTAAAAATCCTCCCATTCCGGCACGTTGTTGTAGCTGCCTGCGGCCAACACAACCCCCGCCTCGTCCTGGGACAAGACCCCTCCCGGGATGTCCAGATACGTCTTCGACTTGCTGCCTCGGACGGCACACGGTACCAGTAGATTCTTTACCAATGCCTCCTCAACTAAGTTGCCAAACTCCCTCCAACCTACGCCCCGGAGTATCTGCGGCAGTTCATTCCGGCGCTTGTAGAGACCGTTGGCGGCATTCTTCCCACCCACAGCGTACGGATGCAGCGCACAGGCAGCCTGATGGATCGCGTACACCATCCACGCCACCCGCTCACTCACGTTCACGGCGGCATATGAGTCCTTCTCGGTGATGTCCTCGAGGAGGCCGATGCCGTTCCGAAGCAGCGTGCGCTCTCCCTGTACCAGACCGTGGATGTTGGCCTTCACAACCCCAAACTTCCAGAGTGCGCCCCGCTTTGGAGTCATCCCCATCGCCTTCATGCGCCTCTCGTAATCGCTCGCATGAAACATCCCAAAGTTAATTCGGAAGTAACTCGGGATCGCTGACGCGCCCCGGATAGCACTACGCAACTCTTCGAGTGACCTCAGCGGTTCATTGCTCTTACGGATATGATGGTTTATCAGAAGCGCCGCCCCCAGCTCGCCGCACACTCTGTGGGCCTCACGCATCATCTCGGCAATGACCACGTTCGAGTTCTCGTCGCCGTGCGATACCGAATTCAATGTATCAATCGCCACCAGCACCGGAGGCTCCGGCAGTGCCTTCATCAGATCCAGCATCCGGCGCCACTTGTCGCTCGTCACAGTAGTCCCGGTCTTAAAGTCCCGCTCGGTGAGCGGGAACGCTCCGCCAATGTTGGTCATGGGCAGCACAATCAGCCTGTCCCCGGCGCGGTCTATCAGGCCACCTTGATCAAGCTGCTTGATGCGGATGTGCATCTCGGTCTGCGAATCCTCACACAGTATCAGCACCGCGGTGCCGCCACCCTTGATCCTCTGCCCACACCAGTAGAAGTCTTTGGCCTCGCTCCAAGCCGCGACCTTGAGCGCCAGATCCGCCACTAAGAACGTCTTGCCGCTCCCACCCTCACCTACAAACAGATGCGGCTCACCCTTCAGTACCAGTCCCTCTACCAGTTCCTCATGCTGCGGCACCGGATCCGTGATCCAGCGGTGGGCACTCCAGGCCAAAAGACCGTTCTCCCCTATCGGCAGAGCCTCAGAAACAGCCTGTGTCCCCGACTTTTTCTCTGTAAACGACCCCTTCGAGGACACGTCTTGGCGGCACAAAGCTTCCCACTCGGAGCGGACTCTGACCTCGGGCCACGCTGGTTTCATGTGGAGTGTGACCCAACCGCTTAAAGCCTCGAAAGCTTGCTCTTTCTCCATGTCCCCACGCCGCACACAGTGGATGTAGTGACCGGCAACACGATTAAACTCCCCGAAGCGGGTGACGACCTCGCCCCCGGCATGCACGTCCCGGGTCAACTCGACGGGCTCAAAGTCCTCGCCTGCGTTGGTCGTGTTCTCCCCAAAGAGTCCCCGAATCACGTTATTTCCGTCCCCAAGGGACATCACTGTTCTAACAGCCCACGGCGCCGGGTTCACTTCCTTGACCTTGTCGGCAAAGTCCGTGTGCAGATAATCTCCCATGATTTCCCCACTCCACTCAAACCTGCACGGCTTCGCCGTCCCGCCCTTCCCGTGGACTGTGCCGGCGATCCGCACCGGTTGATGAGACCGCCCGAACGGATTAGACTTTACCCCGCGACCCAACATGAGATCCCCACCGGACTTCTCGGCTATCTCATGCCGCAGGTTGATCACACCCTCAATGTCAGCGGTGGGCTCAATCTTCCACCAGGCATGCCGCTTCGGTGTACCGGCCTCGGTAGTACCACCAGACTCCACCACCAAGTCCGGCACACCGATGTTCTCGGCCACCCAAGCAATCCGCTCGTCAGTGTTGCCACTGTCAAAGTCCGCTACCACGGTCGTAAACGCCAGTACATTGGTAGACGTTGCCTTTGGCGCCCGCAGGACACACGGCACGATGAACGAGGCCACGGCATGCTGTCCCCAGCGACGGCAGTGCTCCACGGCAGCGTTCACCCAGTTCACCTCGGTCGCCGGCTCAAAGAAGAACTCTTCCCGGAAGGTTCCTTCTTGGCTTGTGCCCTTCTCACCGATCCCACGCAAGCAGACATACCGCCCCGGCTCAAAGTCAAAGTTCCCGAATATAAAGGACAAGTGTTCACGCACCTGGCTCTCATCAAAGAAAGCCAAGTTTTCTGTTTTTTGTGTCATCATTAGTTCCTCTGTTTAACTCCCAGTGTGAATTTGATCCCGCCCAGTTCTGGCGCGGGCGCCCCCAACTTCCCCCAGCACCGCTTCTTGAAGTCACAGAACCGGCATTGCCAGTCCGTCTCGGTCGCGGTACACCGCGGCAACTGCTCGGGCCGCTCGCTCTCGATCACTCGGAGCGCCTTGTCGCTGACTTCCTGTATTGTCCGCAGATCGGGATCCCCAAGCTCCACAAACACCTCACCAGTGTCCCGGTTCATTGCCGTGAACAGATACCCCTCCAACTCCAGATAGCCGATGTAGGTCTGCATCTGCGCGTAGTACAAGGGCTTCGAGACGCGGACTCCTTTGGCCTTGGTATCGTTCCACGATTTGTTATTGAGAGCCTTGTTCTCCCATACAAGTGGGGCCTTGGTGATGCCTGGGCCGGCGTGGACGATGCCGTCACAGTGTCCTCCCAGCTTCCCATCGCAGGCCGAGAACCCGATCTGTCCACCCCCGGGCTTCTCTGTTGCTATCTCAAACCCCGCCAGTCGCAGGTACTGGGCCATTCGATCTTCTCCATCGTGCCCCATGTCAAACACTCTGTACAGGTCTGCTGAGAACTGTGGCTTGGACATGTCGTCTCGCTCGGTGGCGTGAAACTCGTAGGCGAGGGCTCGTGTGCAATGATGTCCCCAGCGAGAGGCCCCCAGATAAGTGCGTCTGTCTTCTCGGGATCTGGCGGTAATGAGTGCATGATTGATCTTAGCCTCGATGTCTTCGTTGTGGAACTGCCGTGGTGGTTCAAACATTCTTACCTCCGTTCATCTGCGCCAACCGCTTGGCCTTGTGTTCCGGCGACACCGTCGCCCAGTACGCCGAGGTCTTGGCCTGCATCGCTGCGCGACGCTCTTCCGGGGTGGCGTACTTCTTCATCCGCCGCAGCTTAGTCTTTGAGACCGGCTTCTCCGCCGGTCTGCTAATGACACTGCTTGGCCTCTCTAGAGTCCTGCCGTAGTTCAGTGACTGCCCCAAGCCGCGCTTCTTTAACCACCGCTCACAAGCGGCGCGTACGTCTAGATACATAACTATTTCTGTGTGTAAATCTTGTCCAGTTCTCTGCGTTGTTCTGCGCTCAGTTTCTCAAAGTCCAGCGCCATCACCATCTCAAACAACTTATTGCGCTGTAGCTTAAGCCGGTCGATCTCAAGCTCGGCCTCGAGCAAGATCATCTCCGCTGCAATGTGTTCATTCATATCAGTTTCGCTTCTTGTGCTAGTCTTTTCATTATGGAGAACCCACTTTCGGCGGGCTCCGGTTCTCTCTTCTCCAGCTTGTAGGAAAGCCCGATGCGCCGGGCTTTCTGCTGCGCCTTCACCAGCAGGTTCCGCACGGCCTCGGGGGAGCAGCCGATCTCCTCCCCCACCATCCGGCAGGACATCCCGGATGCCACTAACCAGTACACTAGAGCCTGCTTCTCAGTTGGCATCTTGAGTCTCCTCCCATTTGCCCAGCGTCCTCAGAAACGCCTCTGCGCGTTCGCGGGCTGTTGCGTGCGTTGCCATCAAATGTTCGTCCGTGCTCCAGTCTTCGCTTCTGTTTTCCAAATGCCACACATAGGTGGCGATTTGCTCGTATCCTTTCAGCACCTTCTCCGCCTCATGCATCGCGTTGAGGTCAGCGCAGTAGTTTGGCAGGTACTGGTACGCGTTGCCGCCTTGCCCAGGCTTCATTGGCGGGTAGCCCCACAAGGCGTGATTGTGCCATAAGCCGCTGTCGTGAATATCAGTCCACCCACACGCTTCTGCAATCACCGCGTTGATCTGTTCGTTGGTCATTTTGCCTCCTCCTGTTCACGCTTCAGGCAACTCGGGCAGAACCAATCTCCCAAAAGATCCTGCTCAAGGAGATCGTTGCAATTCGGCTCCATGCACGCGGGTTCTGGCTCGCAGTTCGGGTCGTATTCAGATGCAAAGATCATTTGGCCTCCCTTGCTGCTGCGATGAGCGCCTCCACCTCGGCGCGGGCTTCGTCGCACTCTTTTTGCAACTCCTCCAGCCTGTCTGCGGCAAGGTCCATAATTTTTTCTCCTTCCCAAGCTCCTGCTCTGAGTGCTTCAATAATTTGTTCTGTATCTGGCTTCATTTGGATGCCTCCTGCTTTGCGCGTTCAATGCGTTGTTCAATCTGCTGGCGGACTACGTCCGCCTCCATCCAGGCACACTGCGCGTGCCGGCTGCGCTTTGGATCAGATGATACCATCACCTCCTTTAATGCCGACTCGGCAATGATAAGCCACGCCGTCAGGTCGCGGACTTCCTCTTCAAGCCACTCTAGTTCTGTCAGTTTCATTTTGTGATTTTGGTTCGTATCTTGTTCTCGTTAAACTGCCAAGTCAGCAGACAGCTTGCACGGTAGCGGTTCATATTGAACATGGACGCCCCCGTCAGCATCTGAATCTGCTTCGCTGTGGGCGGTAGATTGAGCCATGACCGGGTCTTCCGGCACAAGCTTGTATCTCCGTTTGTGCGGAGGAAATCGTCAGCCGAAGAGATCGCCATGATCTTTTCGTCCGATACATCCAGCTTCTGAACCCGCTGTCCCTCGACAGCCCCCACGGCCCAGAAGCATCCGCCAAAAGAAATCACCGCAGCCCAAGCCTGCATGCCGTTAGCCACAAGGACCAAGCCGTCAAACAGGGATTCCCACTGAAAGGGGGATGCGTCGATCAGTTCCACCTCTGTCATTCGGAATTCCTCAAGGATTCCTTTAGAGATTTTATCCTCATACCCACAAATTGGGCAGATCATCGTCGAGATCGGCAGCGAGATGCCGCAGCCCTTGCACTTCTTGGACGGCGCCTCACCAGGCTCGGCATCCTTGGCCTTGCTGGCCAGCCGCACCTCGGCCTCTAGGTTGCCGTGAGTCACCAGACTGTAGCCGAAGTCCATGATGAGACAGTCGCTCTTGGTCTGCCCCGGATACCGCTCTGGGTCCAGTTTCCTGAGGCCGCGCCCAACCATCTGGAGCATGACACTCTTGCTCGAGCAGGGCCGCACCAACACTACGCATGACACCGGCTGGCAGTCCCAGCCTTCTGTGAGCACCGCTACGTTCAGCACAACCTGGTGCTTCCCCTCGTCAAAGGCCTTGAGTGTGGCCCTACGGTCCTCCTCACCCATCTTGCCGTGTACGACGACGGCCTTGATGCCGCCTTCTACAAACGCCTGGCACAAGTGCTCGGCATGCGCCACGGTGGCGGTGAACACTACAGTTTGACGGGCGCCGGCGTGCTGCTTCCACTCTCGGACGATCCGGTCATTCAGCGGACTTTTGTCCATCACCTCGGCCACCTCGTCCATGTCGAAGTCGCTCATCTTCGGGATCCGGTCCAGCTCCGCCTTCAGGCCCAAGTCCATGACGATGCCTCTGGGGCGCACTAGAAAACCGCCCTGTACCAACTCCCCAAGCTGAATAATGTCAGCGACGGTCGGGAACACCGAGATCAAGGCCTTCCTATCGGACCGCTGCGGCGTAGCCGTCAGCCCCAGGATGTGTCCCTCTGGATTGCGGTCGCGGAACTCCTCGATAATCCGCAGATAGGACGCCGCGGCCACGTGATGTGCCTCGTCCACTACCAGCAGGTCAAGATCCTGCGGCATAGTTGCAAGATTTCGCTCTTTTACCAGCGTCTGGACCATGCCGAAGGTGGCCTGATGCCCCCAAGCCTTCCGGCTCGCAGCAAAAATATCGCTGCGCTTCCTGGGATTAACTGCCGTAAACGTCTTGCGGTTTTGAGCCACTAGCTCGTCTCGGTGCTGAAGTATTAGCACCCGCTTGTACCGGCTCGCGGCAGCGGACAGCATGACTGTCTTGCCGGCTCCTGTTGGCGCTACGCCGAGAGCGGCGCCGTACTGATCAAGTGCTTCATGGCACTTCTGAACAAACAATTTCTGTCGTGGTCTAAGAATCATAAAAGCAAAACGCACACAGTGTTTCACAAAGGAAGTGAACCACCTCGCCGCAGGATCTCCCTGCGTACCATGCTGAGTGCGTACCCCGTGCCTGGGGCGCTTAGGTTTTACCGATTGACAAGTCCGCTGGCTAGGTTCTTTTGTGTAAAAGCCAGCGGACCCGTAAACTGACTACTTCATCCAAGGTGGCTTCACAGTGCCGATGGCAGGCTGCGCTGGCTTTGTGATGGTTGCGGCTGGCGCTGCTACCGCACCACCAACAGACTCAGCCCCGGACTGAGCCAACTGGTAGGACTTATACCCGTTAGACTTGGGATTCGGACTGGTCCACTCTTTCACTTCGTTTTTGTCAGCGCGGCCATCCTTGCCCTTCTGGATGCCGATCACAATGTAAACCGATTTAGTGTTGAACGTGATGGCGATTCCGTTGATGTCGCTATCGTTAAACCTGTTGTAGGTTTCAGGATTCGCAGGATCAAAGACACCAAGCTGCTCCATGATTCGGGTAATATTCCCAACAGCCATGTCCTTAGCCTTCTGAGACGTTGCCGGATCCCACGGATCACAAATGACGCTGAAGATGCGGCGCCGGTCGTACTTGCCGCCGTCCACCACCAACTCCAGATCAAGGTACTTGGCCCCGGTGGATTGGCTGTGCTTGATGTCGCGGACAATCATGACGACCTTGGCGATGGTGCCGGCAGGAATCAGTTCGATTGAGCTGCTGCCTGTGTTGCTGGTTTCAGGTGAAAAGAAGGACATAATTAGTTGTTAGTGGGAAGTGTAGTCTGGATGCTATCGATGCGCTTACCAGCGCGGATTTTGGCGATGATGGCCGCAAGGTTGGGTTCCTCAACCATCTCAAGGCAGCCGGAGCGGTCCTTGGCAGGATACCCCCACGGGTTCTGCTCGTGACAGATGAAAGCCCTGTACAGGCTCCCGTCTTCTGCCTTGAGGTTCGTAAGGGTCAGCACCTCGTCGAAGACGCCTGGCAGTTCCCTACCGGTCTTGGAGCCTTCAATCTGAGGCTCCCAGAAAACGCGCTTTAGTTCGTCCTCGTCTCGGTTCAGGATACCGACCATGATTACCGACTTGGTGGCGTGCTGAAGGTGGGTAATCCACCTCATCATTTCCCTGCCCAGCAAGCCATAGGCGCCGCGCATGTCAGGCTTCCCTGTGCGCTCACTGAGCGCCTCGGGCTGGACCTGCGACCACTTGAAGCACTCACGTGCTGCAACGGTGATCGAGTCCACGAACACAGTGTCGTACTGGTCCAGTTCCTTAGGGTCACCAAACATCTCAGATACCTGGTCGTACATCGCTTTGCTGTACGATCCGTTCGTATCTGAGGGATCCGGGCCACCGATGTAGAGAGCGGCAGCTCTGGCAAGCTCCCATGGGTGGCAGCCAACAGTGCCGGCGACACCGCGGACGTCAAAGACGTTGTCCTTGGCCCAGTCCTTACCGAGGGCGAGCGTCCCGGCCTCGAAGTCGATGAAGAGCGTCTTCTTTGGGTCAAGCGTACGGGCCTGTGTCGTCTTGCCGGCCCCTGCTGGGCCGAAGATGCACATTGTTACTTTGTCGCGTGCGGCCTTTTTACGGTCGTCCGCTTTGGTGAATTTAAGCATGGTTCTTTTGTAGTTTGATTGTGGGCGCACTGAACTTCGTAATCCGGGCATCGACCAGTGCGTCAATCAATGCTGAATCTGTCTGACAGGCAAACATCCGTTCAGGCACACTGAACTTTAGTTCCACCAGTTTGTTGCCGACGTAGGACGGCAGAGCCTCCCAGAGAGCCCGCAGCTTGTCTTGGTCCCAAGACACTGTCTGCTTTACCTCGTAGGTGAGACGGACGCCGTCGATTTCCTTCGAGATGCTACCGTGCGTTTTCTCCCGCGCTACCATCTCTGCCGCGAAGTCGCTCGAGGTAAGAGCCAGCAGCTCCGCTTCCAGCTCCGTGTTTCTTTCCTTCAGGAACGCTATCGACATTCGATTGCTTTCGATTTGTGTTATCAGGTCTTTCACTTTTTTCACTTAGGTGGTCTTCTAGTTTTAGTTTGAGGCCGTCAGCTTTCGCTAAGTCGACCAGTTGAAGGAACCGATGCATGGGAATGACCCCATGATAGATCCAGTTGTCTAGTGTGCGGTGGCTTATCTCGACTTTGGCGCCGCACAGCTTTCTGTAAAGCTGGGCTCGGCCTCCAAAGAGTTTGATCACACCACGCACGTCCATTGCTGTTTTTGTCATGGCGAGAACATACCTAGCGTGCGCTGTTTGTGCGCGCAACAAAAAAGGCGCACTATTTTTAAGTGCGCCTTTTTTATACTGCGGGGGAAAGACTTACGACAGATCGCAATCGGCTCGAAGGTCATTTAGCCGGTTCAGCCATCCCTTTAAGAACCGCTTTAAGTGCGGCTTGTTTTCGGAAAGCTGCACGTAGAAGGTCTCCTTCTGATCGCAAACGTGTTTCGCTAAAGTCTTTGCGTCAATCTCAGCGAGTGCATCCGAGACTGCCAGCCTGGTCTTCGGGCCCCACGCACCATCAGCCGTAACGCTCACGGCTCGTTGCAGAAACTTGGTTTGCTGACCGATGCCGCAATTCACAGCGCCATCAAAGTGAACCTGGCTCAGCGGCCACGGCATTTCATCGCAGTGCGCTCGCTCCCAGTAGTGCCGACGATACACCTCTCCGGCTTCTTCAACTGTCAGGCTATCAAGATCTAATTCCGGGTGACTGGCTTCGTCCAAGCCGAACTTCGTGCGTCCTCCGGCGTCTCCTGCTTCGCACTCGACAACGGCAAAGTTCATGTCGCCGTAATGTCCCTTCGCGTAGACCGTTTCGTGTTCCAAACAGAACTTTAGCGCCTTCTCAAATGGGTCACTCATTTCTTTTTCCTCATTTCCTGAACGGTCTGTGCAATTTTACAAATGGTGTAGACGAGTGATGCCGTAAGCAGCAGCACCCGAACCCATTCCGAAAAGTCCGACATAGATACAGCGAACGCCGCGAAGTTCACGAAGTTCACCTTCAGCATGTCGTCTATGTGAGTCTCAAGCATAAGCGAGAAATCCTGGTTTCGCGGGACCGGATGGGAGTTTTCCTCGTTCATCATAGATCCCAGAGTACGGCAGAATCTTATCAGGAGGAAGCCCGTTCCCGTCGCTTGCGAGTGGTGGCAAAATTCGGACTGGTTTTTGGAGCACCTGAAGGTTTGCGAGGCCGCTGTGGCTTGGGAACCTTGGCGACAACTCCGGCACTGGAGCGATTGGTGAAACGGTCATGGTAGTAAAGTGAGAAAAGATAATTTCCAGCGAAACCGTAGTTTAAAATCACTTCGGTCCAGTTTGGAGTTGATAGCGTAGCAAGGTTCAATACAGCGCCGCAGATTACCAAAGACGAGATGAACTTGCGAATGTAAAAAAGCTCTGGGTGATTGTGTATCTGATGCTTGGCGTCACCGAACACGCGGATTGCCATTCCGGCGACTGCAACTACTACAATGACATTAGCGACGGCGTTTGCGATTGTTAACGGGTTCATCTGTGAGGACTTTTGAGGTGAGAGCTTCTATCGCACGGAGACCGGCAAATCCCAATAGAAATGCGATAGAATAACTATAGGTGGGATCATCTCCAAGCTTGGTGACGTGCAGGATTAGCGGCGTGACGTAGTTGGCCGATGCCGCGCCTCCGACCGTCGCAAGAACGGTTCTGCCGGTGTTTAAGCCCGCCGTCTTGGACATCATTAATAGGGCCCCGAACAACCCGGCGAGGAAAAATCCAACGTCGATATGGATGTCCTTGAGGTTCATTTCTTTACCTCTGGCTTGTAGCTGGCCCCGTAGTAGAAAGACAGGACGCTTGTAAACGCCCCTGTGAGGCTGCCGATCAGCAGGCTGAGTGTCGTGCTCTCCCATAGCTTCAAATACCCCGTGAGCAGCCCTAGAAGCGTCAAAAAGAACCCTGCGGTCACCACACAAGCCAGCGCAGACGGTACCCAGGAGTGTGTTGCCACCTGCATCGCTCGAGCGTCAGCCTGACCGGCCTGCGTGATCCGGGCCGCCTCGATGCCGAGTTCCGCGAGGTTAGCCTCGAGATCAGCGTCAGCCTTCTTGAGTGCCGAGATCTGCTCCGCGCTCAGGTTCCCGGAAAGCGCCTTCTCCACCGACTCCTTGGAGGAATCATTGAGCCGAAGCGCAGATGCCGCAGCGGTGACCGCGGCAGCTCCTAGCGGCCCGCCTAGCAAGCCGCCAATAGTGGGCAGTAAAGACTTTATCCAATCCATGCCTTTAAGAGTGCCACGATGATAACGGCAGTACTAGGGTAAATGAAATCAGTCAACCCCTTCAGCGTCCAGGCCCGCGGCTCGAGGCCTCCGAAGTCCGGCATGTTGCGTCGAAAGCCGCCGTAGTTCTGCTCGATGTTGCGGTACTCGGCCTGGGCGTACTCGCGGCCAATGAAATAAAAGCTGCCTGCGGCTGCGCCTGTCCACCAATTACCAAAGATAGCACCAATGACAAATTGCAATGCCAAGGCAATAATGCTGTGAGCAAGATGCTTAATTACATTCTTCATTTGCACTATGAGCCGCTTCTATTTCTGCTAAGTCCTTTTCGTAAAGTATGCGCGACAGCTCGCAAACTTTTGCGTTTGCAATATGAAGCGCCTCGGATACGCGCATCAGTTCAATTTTTAGTTTCAAAAGCTCGTTCATACTAGAGGTCAACAACCACAGCGTTTTTCAAATGCAACTTCAAGTCTGAAGACCTGAACTCAGCAAAAACTGTTGATCCTGCTTTGACTACAACATTCGAGGAAACATTGGTTCCAAGTTGCAAAAAAATGGTTGTATTTGACGCGCTGGTATCTAGGTAAATTGAGTCTGCGGCTGCTATCGTCAGGTTTGTGGTGGAGTAAATGTGCTGGTACGCTGACCCAAACTTAATCCCATACTTTGGGTTGTTGCTTCCATCCCATGAGCCGCAGTTAATCCCAACGGTTCCATTGATTGCAGAACCGTGGAAACAGTTCTTGTCGATGATGATTCCGTTCCAGAATCCATACATCCCCGCAGTCTGACCGGTCCCGTCGATTGCAACCCCGGCCTTGGCAGGGCTTCCAACGCTGGCAGAAAATACATGCAATCCAACTGACCACTTGGAGTTAAGCCTGTCGTCTGCGGTAGACCCGGCAACATTCTGGTAAATGTGCGTCTCCATTCCCATCACGCCACCGTCTAGTGTAGACTCTTGATACGCGCTTCCCCACACACCGGCCGAGTCGCCGATACCGCCTGTTACCTGAGACTTCCTTGCTCTGCCGGATACCCCGATAACGTCGTTATTCCCGGATGCATTGTTCCAGGCATACCCCATGATCGAGTGCGTAAAAGCCTGGTTAGCGGTCGAGGTGCCGACCTGCTTGTGCTGCACATAAATCCCCACGGGAACAGAACCGCCTTCTGCGCCCACAAAGTCAGGCCCGATAGCAGCGTCTCCGTTGTAAACAACGTCGATACGGTCAACCTCTTGCAGTGGCCCCGTAGATGCCGTCAGCGTCCGGGTCTGAGTGCCTCCAGAGCTACGCTCCTTGACGCTCGTGCTGTACCCCCAAGGAGAGCTGAAGATGGTTCCGGCAGTGATCGTTCCGGCGCCTGTCGCCCAGCCGTTGTTGGAGGCGTATACATCAGAAAAGGCTAGAGTAACACCTGTTGCCGCACTGATAAACGCAGCGTAATCGAGAGCGACAGGAACAGAAACAGTCAGGTTTGATGTTATTTTGTATGTTCCAGCAGGGAAAGAAACTGTGCTGCCGCTACTGATGGCGGCCTGAACCGCAGTAGTGTCATCAGTCACCCCGTCCCCCACCGCTCCAAACTGGAGCACTGATACGATGCCTCGAAGCTTGTCTGCGTTTTGAAAAGATTTGCTGCTCATAGTGTTGAGTAATTTATTTTGCAGTCCAACCAGTGTTTCCTGAACCGCTGGTTTTTACCCAAAGAGTAGTCGATGTGCTACCATTTAGGTTTGTGTATATGCTGCCAACAAAAGCAGTAATAACTCCTTCTGGAGACCCAAGCCCAGACAAGATTTTTGCACCAGTTGAAAGCTCAATGCTCTTATCTGCTCCATTTAAGGAAATAACATTTGTAGCGCCTTGATAGAAGCCACAGTTATTGTTTGGCTGCATTTGCCAAGACCAATTTGTGTTTGCGTTAATTAACGCAAAAGATGGAAGGCCAGTTGAGTTTGCTTTTGCGGTAAAGAAATTTGATTGAATTGCTATTCCGTAATCAATTCCAGTTTTATCTGGATTGATATTAAAATTTCCGGTTGGAACCAATGAAATTTTATTTCCAGCATTTACTCCTGCTCCCTCATTTACATTTGCTGTTTTAACAGAGGCTATAGAAATCCTGTTCAGGAAATATCCACCTCCAACAACATTGAAGTCATATGTTGCATCAGTTGGATTGCTCCACAAAACACACTTTTCAGCAACATTGTATCCAGACCTAAATTGAGCGGCTGAAACTATCCCTTTATTTTGCTCAAACCAGCAACTATCAAGCAAGCATCCGTTAATTACAGTTCCGGGATGGCCGGAACCAATATTGTATCCAACAAAAATAGCCCCGTGCGTTGCATCTCCAATTGTCGTTCCATTCACCTCAAATCCACAGTGTTTAAACTGAATATGAACACAGTGGTCCATTGTCACTGCACACGTTGAATTGAGTTGAATCACACATCCAAGAAATACTATTGAATTGGATGTCGGAGACGAAGGGAATGAAGGGTTTGCCAGCTTGTTTACGTTTAACCCAATGATGTTGTTCTCAAGATAGGAATCGTAGACTGCACCAAAATAGCTAGACTTAACAACAAGCCCAATGTTGGAATTTCTGCACGCAACATTGTTTACCTGAAACCTTGATGTGTCGTTTAGTTCTATTCCAGCAGATGCGTTGCTGGTTCCATTCCCGTCAAAAGCAATGTTGGATATAATGCAATTTGGAAAATTAACACCAGAGCCATCTGCATTTATTTTTAACACTGGAATTGCAGCTCCTCCAGAAATCTTTTTAATAGTGGTTTTCTCTTTACCATCGCCAAGCAACACAAGTGGTTTTGCGTTTGCCGGAGTGTAAGAAAGACCACTGACCATATAAGTTCCAACTGGAACTTTTATGGCTTTGTTTTCTTGAGACGCAACATTGAATGCTGCATTAAATGCTTGCGTATCATCCGTCACCCCATCCCCCACCGCTCCAAAGTCTTTTACAGACACGCTCTCGCGGGCCTTCTCTTGGATGTTCCGCGTGACAGCACCTGTCCCGGCCTGCACAAAGGACACCTGCGACCCAGGTACTTGATTGCCGGTGACGACGGCCCCACCCTGGAACAAGAACTCATCCCCGGCAGCCGCTGCTGTCGTCAGCGTCACCGTGGAGCTGTTGGTCTCGAGGTAGTCCGTCCCCAGCGTCAGCCTGAGCCCGTTCCGATACACTTGAAGCGTGTCCGTCGCCGGTAGGTAAGTGAACGTGGTAAGCGTAAAGGTGACCTGCCCCGCGGTGGCCGTGATGACCTGGGTGGAGATGTCGAACACCGACGTAGGTGCATCGGTCTGGTCAAAAGCCGCGAACACGAACACGCGGTTCCGGTTCCGCACCGTGATGCTGTAGGTATCCGCAGACACGTACATGCGGCTGGGGCTGCCGTTGCGGCTCGCGTAGCCTCCCACCGTGCGGATTGGCTGTGCGGCCGGTACGGTCAGTGCCGCGTCCCAGAACACATTGATGGGCGCCGACTCCGGGTTCAGGTTAGACTGCCCGATGTAGATGTAGCCGGCCTCGAGCGGAGTGCCGTCGAGGTCGTTGAAGACCGGGAAAGGTGAGACGATGGAAGAGGGCATTACTTGGACTCCTGTTGAGGTTGCTCTTGGTCGAGTGTAAAGAAAGTGGATCTGGCCGCAGCAGGTATGTTCGCGGCATTAGCAAACTTAACAAAGGCAGGAGATGATGCCACTTTCCTGGCAGCAGGAGCAAACTTATTGGGATCAGCCTTACTGATTTTCACCATTTCCAAAAATGGTCCAGAAGAAAGAAGGTCGTCAGCAGCCTGTAATGGAGCGGCCTTTGCGTTTAAGAAGTGAGTTCCAAAAAGACCAAGTAAGCCACCTTTGTATGTCAAAACATAGTTTGCAACTTTCTGAAGTAAAGGGGCGCTCTCTTTAAGAGCCTCAGCCAAAGCTCCGGTTCCAATTCGTTCTTCTAAGCCTTTGACGTAGTTTTTTGAAAGCATGGCAAGTGCATCAAGCTCTTTCCTCGTCTCTGCTGGAATGTTTGAAAAGATTGCTGTCTTGGCAACCGAGTTTTTTTCGAGCCCAGACATAAAGTTGGAGAACAACTTTGGGTTAAAGGTGCCGTCTGAGTTTGCCCTAGAGAACATTGAGGTTATACCAGAGACGATTACATCTTCGCGGAACTCTTTTGGGATCGCGTTAATCAGATTTACCAATTTATCTGAATCAGCTTTTCCAATAACAGACAAAGCCGGACGCATCCCTTTGGTTACAAAGCTTTTGTCCAGTTGCTTTCCAAAGAGATCAATCATCTGGTCTTCAAGATCCTTACGCTGTTGCACCAAGGCCTTTGCTTCATCAACTAAATCCCTGTGCCCAAGAGCTTCAGCTACAGCATTCTGGTCTTTAGTTAGACGCTTGTAGTATTCTTTTGCCAGTCCCTTATCGGCGTCTGAAAAAACAGTCTCTCCTCTTGTTTTTGCTCCGACAAGTTTTCTTGTTTCGTCGTAAGTGAAGTAATTCTTTGGTTCTGCTGCGCTTTTTGGAATATCAATTTTTGCCAACTCTTCACTAAGGGTTGTTCCATTTCTTGCAGACAAAAACGAAGCCTGTCTTTTTATGTCTTCTGGAATTGCAGACAAAACAGGCTTTCCGGCGAGCGAAAGAATCTTTTTGTCTAAAGAGGTGAGCTGCTCAAAATCTCCTCCAAAATCTGCAAGTCTTTTTTTTGCAAAAGCAACAGCTTCCCCATTAGGCACAGGAGTCCTAGCGGGAATAAGTTTCGGAAGTTCTTCGTTGTAAATTTTATTCGCCGCAGCCTGCAAGTCATCAACAGTTGACTTCATACTGTTACGCATCTCGGCATTAAGTTCACTCAAGTCTTTTGCGCCCCATTTCTGAGCAAGATCCAAAGCCTTATCTTTAAGGGCCTGAACATCAGCGGCCACCTGCATTCCAGTCTGAGATCCTCGAGCAGATTGAACCCCAAAGTAAATCGACTGCGCTTGAGGATTTTTGCTTAACATAGCAGGGCTCATGTTCTCTACATCGAGCCCTAATGTTTTTGCTGCTTGCAACGTATCAGGATCTGCTGCATACGCCTGAGCGATCTCCTGCAATGCTTTTGTTTTCAGAATCGGCACTCTCCCTCCGGCCTGCTGAAGAGCTTTAGTAATGTGACCTGACGGAGTAAAAAACTGCTTAACAGCCGATCCAACTGCTTTTACTCCAGATAAAGCCGCTCCTGGGACAACTGCTCCAACCAATCCTGCCGTGATTTGCCCACCCATCCCGGCCCCCTGTTGCCTTGCTTCTTCACTTGCAAGTGCTCCAACAGTTCCTCCAACGGCCTGAGCAACAGGATTTGCGGCCAGAAACTGACCGACCTTTGCAACCTTAGGCGCGGCAGACATCGCAAGTTGCCTTCCAAAGGCAGTTCCACTCATCGAGGACGCCAGTCCCTTTGCCCCTGCTTCCATTGACTGCTCTGATGCCGTAACAGATTCCGGAACTCCATACTGACTCAAAAGCTGTTGTACCACTTCATCTGGAGTAGAGACGTTTGCGCCAAACAGCTTATTGAATCCAGACACCAACAAGTTAGCTCCCTCCATTGCTGCCGGGCCAACCCTAGCTCCAATAGCAGCGCCCGCCGGCGACCTCGAAATTAGTCCGCCAAGAAGCGCCCCGCCAGCAGCCCCAGCGGCTGTAGGTGCAACTCCACGCAATGCAGCGGCAGCTAGGTTCTGCTCACGTTCCTGACCTGCAATAGCAGATCCAAAAGCAACAGCAGCAATCGCGTTAGCATCTCCAGAAACAGCTCTCTTAACAGTGTCAATTGAACCAGCAAGAGGCACCTGTTCTACGGGAGGCATCTGCTGTGGCTGCATAGGCAAGCCTGCTTGCGGCAGTCCTGGCTGCGCCATAGTCTCAGGAGGTACTTGCGGCCCCTGTATCTCTGGTGCAGGTCGTCCGCCTCCTTCAAGTGGAGTGGTTAACAGGGTGCCAGATTCAATTGGCACTTGAGGTGCGACAGGTTGCTGGGTTGGTTCTCCGTACGTTGACTTATAATGCCCCATCGCGGCATCAACGGCGGACTTTTGGTCCGGCGCGTCAATGACGTACTCCTTGCCGTAAACGTCGAGAGTAAATTCAGGCATATTATCGTACGCTCTTGATGGTTACTCCAGCCGGAGGTGCATATGTAGGCGCAATTGGAGGAGTTCCAGTAATCTTGTCGGTCGGGGTAGGAGGCAGCGTGCTCTTCCTTCTTGACGGCGGCCCAGGTGGATTTTGAGGCCCAGATGGAGCAGAAGTCTCTGGAGGAGGAATCAGCTCGGAGACTGCTGTTTTCCACCACTGATTAAATCCCATGCCCTTTGCAACATCCATCCCTAGAACAGAAATGTTCTGCCTTGAGTTTCCAAGGTTCCCATTTGCCGAAAGCCAAGCTGCTGTGGCTTCTTGATATTTTGAATCGAGCTGATAAAGCCTTGCCATTGATTCAACAGCTTTTTTAAATTGTTCAGGACTTGCATTTTCTGAAGTTAGTCCTTCTTTTGCAAACTGAACATCTTGGTTTGAAGCGGACCCTGGAGGCAAATTTTTTGCTGCTTCAGAATTTTTAATTTTGATGAAATCTTTTTTTAGGGCTGTTATTTCATTCGCAAAAAGAGGGTATACATCTTTCACCTCTTTTTGTATCCAGCGGCTTATAAAATTTTTTGGAAGTTTAATTTCGCCAGTGTCTATTTTTTCAAGAATCCCATAAGCTAAATCTGACTTTTTCGTGTACTCAGTCGACTTGTCGACTGATTTAGCGATCAGATCTTTTGTAAAGACATCTTTGATCTCAACTTGCCCTCTAGTGCTCTCTTGTGGAACTTTGATAGCCTTTGTAAAGTTATCAAAAGCCGTGTTATTGAAGCTTGAAAGCCAGACCAAAGCTTCAACTCCAGCAGCATCTGGATCAGTTTTTGCCGTCTCTAAATTTTTCTTCAACGCCTCAAGCTGAATTTTAGAAACACTATCATTTGGGTTTGCCTTTAGTTTTTCCTCAACAGCAGAAACATATTGCTCTAGCTTTGGGACAATCAACTGAGGCTTTCCTGAGTTTGCGGCAAAAGCCACATAACTCGAAGCTTCTGTCAAAAGCGGCACCGATGTCGGTTCATCTTTTCCAAACTTCTCAATCCCAGCAATAGCCTGCGGATCAGCTCCAGTGGCCAACATCTTGAGGCTTTTAAGGTCATCTTGAGTCCAAGATGTCGGAGAGTTTGCCATTTCGATCACTTTATTCTGATAAAGTGAATTAAGTTTATTCTTCTCTTGAATGGCAGTCAGGTTCTCTTTTGCTGCGGTTGTCTGAACACCAACAAGCCCGGTTCTGGCTTTAGCTTCTGCTGCCGATGCGTATGCTGATGTTTGGGCTGCCCTTGCCGAGTTAATCTGCTCCGTAAGCTGGTTTATCTCAAGCGGCTGCTTCTGTTGCAGAAACTCCGCCTGCTGCTTCTGTGCAGCGAGTTGCTGCTCCGCAAGCAATCCCTGCTGCTGAAGCCCCTTCATCTGCTGAATCCCAATCAGACTCTGAAGGAAGTTATTCGCCGGAGGCTGCGGGATATTGACGGTGTAATCGTAAGGTCCGGGCATATTAAGCTCCAAATAAACTTCCCTTCAAGGCATCTGGGGATATGGCTTTTAGCATTGCAATATTTTGAATCCCACCTCCAAGACCGCCAGCAATGCCACTTAGCCCCTGAGCATATGCATTCGCGGCTCCGATCTGACCAGCGGCTTGAGCCTGACCTTGGCCGACTAGCAGATTTCCAATGTTCTGCGATGTTTGCTGCTGAAGTGCTGCTGTTCCGGCTGCTGATGCCTGCCCAACTCCAAGAAGGTTTTGAGCAGATTGAGACCCTAGCGTTGTCAATCCAGCCAGCTTGCCGTACTGAGACTCGATAAGCTGGTTCAGTAACGCCGGACGGAACTGCGCGAGTGCGGCCTGTACATTACCGCCACGAAGTCCCCCAGTAGCAGCCGCATTCTGAAGGATACCCTGCTCTCCCTGCCGAGCCAGTTCTTGGAACTGAGCGGATTGCTTGAGTTGATCAATAGCTGCCTGCTGCTCTGCGGCGCCGCGAAGACCTGCAAGCCCCTGCATTCCTTGAAGAGCACCAGGTCCAGCCTGCACATACGGCTGAGTTAAGTTGGGGGCTCCTGCCTGAATATATGGCTGCAACAGTGTTCTAATCTCATCAAACTGACGACTCTGTTCAGCAATAGCAGCATCTTGTGCGGCAGCCTGTGTATTAGCCGCAGACTTAGCAGCAGATGATGCTTTCTTGGCGCCAAAAAGACCAGCTCCTGCTGTAAGTGCGCCCGCGCCTAAAATTCCTAATGCTGGGGATGGCATACAAACTCCTTTCGGTATTCTTCAAAATCTTCTCCGTAGAGCTTCATCACGTCAGATGATAACTCGATGGCCTTTTCTGTTCCATGACAAAGCTGAACTGCAATCATGCAAAGGTCATAGAACCCAGCTCTCCAAACAAAAGACCTAGCATCTGCTTCGCCTGTTTTTTCTGCGCAGTCGCTACCCTGCCATTTCAAAATATTCACGGCCACAATCGGAATAAGCGTAGCTGCATTTGCAGAGAAGAAATGATTTAAAGGCATTGCTACAAGCGTGTTCCAGATGCACTTGTTTAAGTCTCCTCTATAAACAACGCCACCATCAGCAACATCGTCAAAGACTTGAATCGCATCGAACATCATCACCAACCACTCAACGGCAGACGCAGGCAACTGGAAGTGTTCTTCCAGATTCCGTCTTAACCATGTCGTATCATCTGCCATTAGGTCACTTCCCTCCCGGATGCGGTGATGGTAAGCGCAGAAGCTGTCCCTGCCAGCGTCGAGATGAAGCCGCCGGACTCGAGCACCTGGCCGACAAGCTCAGGGCACAGATAGGTCTCACCGGGCACAATCGAGCGAGCCTTGACGATCAGGTTCGCGGTGCCGGCACTGCCACCGGAAGCCACCAAGTTCACGCTAAAGGTGACATTCCCCGCGCTCGTGTTCGTCACCGTAAACTTGTCGATGATAGCCTTGCAGTTCGTAGCCGTGTACTGCGTGGTCTGCGCGTTCTCGGCTTGCTTGGCTGGGATGAGAGTTTTGACGGTGACTGCCATATTAGGAGATGTTGTCGGTAACAGTAAGGATCAGCGATGGAATCGCGGGGACCGGTGAGCTTGCTGCCGAAGCAAAAATCTGGCAATGTGTGTCGTCCGTGCTCCACATCAACTCAAAATAATCGCCGGCGTTGATAGGCAGCACAAAGTTCCACGCGGCAACCGTCTCAGCGTTGTTGCCTTGAATGCGAATCTTAGTGGCGGAGTCTGAGATGTCAACTCCGTTCACCCGACACCAGATGTAAACGGCCCCCACGCCTCCAGTAGTTTTTTCAAGCTGCGCCGAGAACTGAAAGTTGTAATAGCCCTCTGTGTCGATGTACACCCGGCTGGTTGGTGTACCAGTGTACACGCCAAACGAAATGGTAGTCGTGTTCAGCGTCATTGGGTACGCCGTGTTGATAGCAGCAGCCGTCTGTGTAACGGTGGAGTGGAACGC